AAACTGGACGATGTCATGGTGCCATAGTGAAAAGGATGGAAAGGACGATAGTAAGCCTAAAGGCTGACCTACCGACCATCTCACACTTTTCCCTGTGGCTTTAATAAGGAAGTCCCGATCCGTCATTACTTGGAACCAAGCTTCAGCTAAATTGTTACCCCCCATCAATCTCAGTCTGTGTACCTGTGTGGAAGCAGGTATACGGTCTGAAGCTGATGTTAGGTCAAAACAATAAGTACATTTGCCTGTGCTGTCCAGGAGTAGGGATTTGAACCCCTTATCCTGATCAGCAGTGCAGTCAGTACTTATAGCTTTTAAAGTGTTGTACAGTGAATTCTGTATAACCTTTAATGAAGTTTGACTCCAATAATCTGCAATGGCGAATACTCTTGTTTTACCTGCAGGTTCGGCTATAAAGCCTAACCTACCTGTAATCCATTTGTTTTCACCAGTAACTGTTTCAGCCATGTTCTCCATCCACCGAGTGATCCAACTTTGCCCTAGGGCACTGTTGAGTCTTTCGATGGCAGAGTACAAGACTGGATCAGCTACAACAGCTTTGGCATCCAGGTGTGCATTACTAACCGCTGGACCATTTGGTCCAGTCGATAATGTAGTGAACACTTGGAAGTCATCACTGTTTTGCAGGCGTAAAGAACCTAGGTACCACGGGTACTTTTGAGTGAATTCTTCTAACCATAGATTAAAATCTTCCGTCGTCTCGCGGAATGCCGTCCCATAATGGGATGGCTCCTCGATTGAAGTCGGATTGTAATCTATTGGTAGTTGAATTAACTCATAAGATCTCGCGATACTTAGGGCGATTCTTTGGGCATTCCGACTTCCCTTGATTAATGGTCTTAAAGGCCATAAGGGTTTAGGAATTCCTTCTGAATCGACTTTACACCACGGAATAGGGATAGCATCAAGTTTTAAGACACGGTTACGTAGAAATATGTAACACGCCTTATAACGATCTAGTGTGTAACGTGGCCCATGAACCCTAATGGATTCATGGATTCCTGTTTCATATTTGGTCCAAACGTTGTTAACCCATTGTAATTTGAAAACACTTTCTAAATCTAGAGAAGCTATAAAAGCCAATCTGTTTTTATTTAGTCTTTTCATATTATAATGTGTTGTCAACAATTGAAACTGCTCTCCCAAACGGATAAAGTTTGGTGCCACCAGTTGACGAACGGTGACCAAAGAAACAGATACCCGGATAAGGGCCTTAAAAGGCC